TAATAGTTTTACACTTGATAAGGGGCCACTAAAAATTTTATCATCGGACTTATAGTTAATAATTTCAACACCATTAACTAAAATTCCTGTAGCACCGGGACTTGTTTTAGTAGATTTACCAGATTTAATGTTTGGATCAACAGGAAACTTTTTAAGTATTTTTTGTACACCAATTTGTTCATTTTTATGTCTTAGTAATACAAAAGTTTGTTTTCCACTACCATCTGGTAATGCTGTAAATTCTAAATTATCATCAATTACAATAAAAGATCTTGATGAATATAATTTTATCTGTTTTTTATCCGATAATACTTTTACATAGTAAACATCTTCAGTTAACTCAGTTATACGAGTTGATTCTGGTTTGTAAAATACTGCGTCACCTGTGATAAATGGAACATCAGATGGGAACGATATGATTGAGTATTTTTGAGTAATATTACTGAATCCTTGTAATCTAACCCCATTAGCCTGAGATATCGTGCTTTTATCAACCGTCTCTGTTATATCATATGCTGGCATAGATGAAGATGCCACATAAAAATCAGTGTCATTTAAATTATATGTATTTTGCACATTAGAAGTAATTACATCGTTTCCAAATTGTAATTCAGATGTGCTACTAGTTGCTAATTTTAATTTTCTTCTTAAGAAATATTCAATTCCTATTGTAGGTGTAAACCCACCAATACCATTTAAAAATAATTGATTGGATGTTGATGTGACTGTGATTGTTTGTATAGTCGCATTATCAACATCAACTATATTTGTTCCTTTTCTCAATATCTGAACAGTATCTCCTTCCTTCAAATTTGATTTGTCAAAATCAGATTTCAGAGTAAATGTAGATCCACTTATAGTATCAATATCAAAAGAGCATGAGGTATTGTATATCCATGAGTTAAACCATACCTCTTTCTTAGTTTTATCAATTACAGGATTTGGTACGACTTCACCAACATTTTTTACAGCTATTCTTTCACCTTCAGAAGTAACACTTGATCCCTCTGTAGGTAACAATTCAAAATCTGATAATACACCAGTAATTCTCAATTCAACTTTTTTAGTTACATCACCATCTTCATATCCAAAAACATTTTCATCAGATCTTATATCATCTGTTGTTGATATTGCTGTGGACACACCAGTACAATTTAAAAATTGATTGACTGTTCTGTCAGTATAAGTTATGGTATTAATACCAGATATGACTGTGCCAGTTGTACCAAATCCAACTGTTGAATCAACTGTGATCACTGAAGATCCAACAGACACATTACCTATAACTTTTGTTTTTCCGGGAATAGTAAATGTTCCTTGAATTCCTGTCCTATCATTAAATCCTACAAACAAACCAATTTTATAATATGTTTTACGATTACGAGTAACTATCTCAACCTCAGATATAGATGCTCTTGTCTCAGAATCAGTGGATTTAGTTATCGTTTGGCCAATTAACTTGTTTGGATCACCACTAATAACCTCAGCTAATATGACTTGCCTACGAATATATTCTGCTGATGATGGTTTAACTAAAAATTCTTCTAAATCAACAACTTTAGGAGTTACACCAAATAAGACATTAAATAAAATTCTAAATGATTCTGCAGTTCCTTTAGATTGATATAATGATTTTGATTCTTTTATAAAATTGCTTACATCTAAATTTGATACAAAAGATGAATCCTCCAATCCGGGAGTTAATGATGACTTTATTTTTTTGTAAAATTCTTGTAAAAATAGAACACTTAAATTATTAACAGTAACACCAGTGGTATGAATACCTGCAGTACTTGTTTCAAATATTAACTCACCGGGATTATTTGTATCTCTATATGATGTAATACCACTAAAACCTCTGACACAACCAGTAAATGTATTAGTTGTGATACCTGTGTATGTAATTATCTCCTCATCTACTTTTAAAAGTCCGTATTCGTTTGGAAATCCTTTTGTAGTTGATACTGTTATTGTATCAGATGTTGAAGTTATACCAGATGTTAGTGTTGTCACACCAACCACTACCTCTGGAGTTAAATTATCTAATTTGAGGTATTGATCTAAATTATCACCAATGTCTATTACACCACCTCTGTGCTCCTGAGAGATGTAGTACTGTTTTAGAAAATCAACTGTTTTAGGGCTCTCTGAGAGAATGAACTCAGGAAGTTGACTTTCGATTATTTGTTGTACTTGTATTCGCTTTTCAATACCAGTTCCAATCATATTATGTCCTTGTTAGTTCTCCGTTTGCATAAGATGATGTAACTTTATATCCAACACCAGAAATTTGTTCACCTGAAGTTATCGTATCTTTTACCATATTTATAGTGCTATTAGGAATGTTAAATTCTAGATATAGATCTTGTAATCCGATAACATCATTGGAATCAGGGAATGCCTGAACTTCAACAATGTTATTAGGTTTATCAGTTGACACAATGTTGATTGTTGTTAGATTTACCTCACCATGAACATAATCAACAGTTCCAGCTGATTTTACAACAACAATATTTGTATTTGATGCCTCATCCTTTTTAACAATGGATATAACACCTGTAAGTTTATCATCATTAGGGGTATCTGTTATAAAAACAGTTTCTGACTCACCTTGAATTCTGAATCCAGTGCTCTTAATATTCAATCCTTCTGGTTTTACATTAAATTTATTTCCAAAACACAATTCATACTGTGCAAATTGATTAATTAATGCATTTAAGTTTCTCCTTATTTTTACACGAGTTATATTTGATGTAATTGAATTATCAATATTATCGATCACATTCAATACTTTACTATATTTAAATCTACCTCCAAATTTATTAAGGTCAGCTGATTTTGCATAGGATGTAAGTGATGAAGTTATTTTTGATCGAAGATCATTGACATTTGCGACTTGTGATGAATTGTAGTATACAAAAGAATCTACTTCCACATAAAGAACTTGAAGGTCTACAAGTTTTTGATTTATGCCTGTTAATGAATAACTTTTCAATTTTTGTAAAATGTTATTTTTGTCAAAATCAGATACAAATTCACCATTTTTTGGTTTTATTGTTATAAAAACTGTACCAAATTCTGGAGGTGTCAATTCCTCTCCACCAACGACAGAAACACTTTCAGTATTAGGATATATTGATGCGATTATTGTCTCATAATCTCTAGCCGTAACCGCTCTGTACTGTGCAGAATATAATCTAGGTGCAAAGTATTTAATTGAGTCTAAAGACTCTATTTCACCGCCATTTGAGGCAGCTGAGATAGTTGTAATAGTAGGAACAACTGTCGGTACAACAATATTTCCAAGAGAGTCTTGTAGACTACCTGCGTATGAAAAAATTGATGGGCCATTACCTTCAATCCCACCTGTAACAATATATTGAACAGTAATCACTGCTCCATTTTCAAGTTTTTTACCAAAAATGCCATCACCAAATAAAAGTTCATATCTTTCATCTTGAATTTCCTGAATTAGATATGTCTCTGATGCAGAAGTGACATTTATTATATTATCTACCAACTTATATTGTTTTCCAAGACCGGGATCTGCAGAACCCTTTACATAGACTACTATGGAGGAGGAATCTATTGATCCATTGTCTAAAATAAATCTTTGCTGCAATGATCCATCCACAATAAATTGGTTTGTAAGAAAAGTCCCTTCTAAAACATCTATAGGACTTTCTGATGTTCCAAATTGGGCAATACCATTATTCACTACTGTTGTGATACTTTCAGATATTGAAAAAACAAAAGTGGTATCATCCTGTGCTCCAGTACAAACTAATCCCGGCTGCAAAGTAAGGGTTGGAGTGGATGAATTTGTTTGTACTTGAAATAAAATTGATGATCTTGCTGCTGTTTTCGATCTTGGCACATATCCGATATTTCTGGCTAATGAAACTACATTCTCACGAAGTGTTGCGGAGTCTAAGAATGATTCATTAACGACTAAATTTGAGTTAAATGCTGAAATATATGTATTATATGCGAGTGTGTCTATTAAAATTGAAAAGTTTGATCCTTCAAAGTCAAAATCCGTAAAATTTGAGTTTGCTCTTAGGTAATCTTTAATTTGTGTCCTGATTTGATCAAAATCAAGATTGGAAAATTTTGCAAAAGGCATTATCTTGCTGCTTGTAATATGAATGAGAAGTCTTGAGTTGGAAACTCTTGACCTATAATATCAAATAATACATTTACCTCAAACTCATTTTGATCTGGTCTAGGTATAACATTCACCTGTAAATTATCAACTCTAGGTTCAAAGTTTTCAATGGTTGTTATGATTTCTCTTTGTATAACGGATGATGTACCAAAATCTACAAACCCAAAGAGACTATCACGAATCTGTGAACCTAAAATAGAATTAAAAAACCTTTCTGTCGGTATTGTTTGCACCAAATTACGCACAGACCTCTTAATTGCGTTTTCATTACGCAATGAAGTGATGTCTTTTGTAACTGGATGTGGTTTAAATGACAAATTTATGTCTTTAAACGCTCTAGATATGCGAGTTACCGCCATTTATAGTCTTTTTTTTATTATTTATACCTATCTTGCGAAGTCTTTCATAATATAGTCATCAGTATCGAAATATTCAAGCACCCACCATGCCACACATCGTGGATTTTTTGCTCCACAAGTAAAAATATCAAAGGCTACACACCCTTTTTCAGGCCATGTATGACAAGAAAGGTGACTTTCACCTAAAGTTAAGGTACAGGTTACTCCATAAGGGTCAAATTGATGTGTATATGCATTAAGAACCTTGACACCTTCAATTTTACAAGCATCAACACATACTTGTTCAATCTTTTTTGCATCATTTAACTTATCAAAGGGTACATTATATACTTCAACAAGTAAATGAGTGCCCATATGGGCATTTTTCACAGTTTTCATCCGAATGTATGTATGTTATAGGATTTGCGAACCGGTGGATAGAGTATTTTTTTAGGTTTTTTGGTTACTGCTCTGTAAATTTTGAATAATTTTTGTGTTTTCATGAATTTTTGGATATTCGCTTATTAAAATTTTGCCACTTTTGACAAATTCTTGACTTTTATCAACTTTTACGACCATTTGTACCTCTTTTTAAATATATTTATCCCAATTCGGGGTCATTTTTGCGTTCTTTCGCAGTTTTCCAGAAATAATTCTCTTCAGAACCTAATCCATCACGGTCATGGCCGTTTTCTACCTGATAATACACGGT